GTGGGCTATGTGACCATAAATCCATTAGATGATACTATTATGATAGTCAACTGGGATGGTGATACATATCCGACCAATACTGCCATTACAACTGCTCATAGAGTCAGTTCGGGCACATTTGATGCTATTATTGATCCTCAAAAGACAGGTCCGAGTAATGTAGTTGAAGGTACCCGATATCTAATATTAGATGATATCGGCGGCGGAATTCGAGATACGTTCATTGCCGAGTCAAGTGTACATAGGATCAATACTAATGTACTACATAGAAAAGTAAATGATCACAAAATTTTTGTAGACGGCGTAGAAGTTGGTTCGGGTAATGTACGTATACCCAATAATTTAGATACTGGTAATTACTACATCACTCTAGACACAGCAGTGCCTGCAGGTAGTGAAATTGCATATGAACTATACATGAACGAAGACGGACCCGATGCTTGGAAAAATACTGACTCTAGTGACTTCATTGCTGAATCAAATGATATTATCGAATGGAACGGCACAGCGTGGCGTGTGATCTTTGATGCTGGTGAAAACGCAGACAATCTACTGTATCTAACTAATATATTTACAGGTACACAGTACAAGTGGAATGGCGTAAATTGGAGTAAAAGTTTTGAGGGATTGTATAGGAGAGGGGAGTGGCGTCTTGAACTTTAAAGACCGTATAGTCTGTAGTGGTGCGCTGTTCTATGCTAAGACTACTAAACGATTTCTATTATTACAAAAATCTACGGGCAAACATCAAGGCACGTGGAGTCTAGTTGGAGGCACAGCCGAAGATCAAGAAACTCCATGGCAAGGTCTTCAGAGAGAAATTCAAGAAGAAATAGGCTGTATACCCACTATACTTAAAACAATCCCTATTGAAACATTTGTTAGTAACGATACGGTTTTTAATTTTCACACCTATCTGTGTGTGATTGAGGATGAATTTGTACCGTTGCTAAGTGACGAACACTGCGGTTGGGCGTGGACTACGCTGGACTATGCACCAAAGCCCTTACATCAAGGACTGCGTAACAGTTTTAGCAGCAAGATTGTTCGTACAAAATTACAAACTGTATTTGATATTATTGAATTGATTTAAATACCGTATCGAATTCGTAATGCATTAAAATTTTGTTGAACTTCAGTAGCTGTTAATGCTCGATTGTACATAGTAACAGTGTCAATCTTTCCACTCCACTGGTATCCAGTGCCGCCTTGCCAGTATCCTATTTGCATACCCATCGACCAGTTGGCAGTTCCTGTAGTGGCTTGAGATCCCTGGAATACTCCTTGCCTATATATTGAGACATTTGACCCATTATACACTACACAATAATGTCCCCAAGTGTTAATAGGTATACTTGTCGGTTTAGCATAATAATATTCTCCAGTAACTCCGCCGTGTGTATAAAACCAGCTGTTGTCTCCGTACCAATAAAAACTTGTGCCAGTTGCCGAGGATACTGGCATTCTGTTTTCTGCATCTCGTCGAGCCCAGAACATAATAGTATATGCTGTCATTCCGCTAGTAAGTCCAGAACCTGTAGCTGTCATAAAATTGCTACTACCGTTGTAACTAACGGTATTGTCACTAGCATAGGTTAAACTAGTTGCCGTTATTGTATTATTTCCAATTTGATCTAAAACTGTAGATGTAGTAGATCTAGTACCCGCAACAAACGGTGTTGGAAATGCATTTGCTTCTATCTGGCCGCTCTTTATATAGACAAAATCTGTAGCACTGCTAAACACTTGGCTAACAACAGGTTGTGATAGTAAATAACCGACCTGTGCTGTAGTGCTAGTATACTGAAACCCCGTTCGTCCTACATAAAAACTTCCGTCAGGCTGAAGAATACTGAAACTAGTTCCTGCATTATTCATCGGTACGTTCACGTAATTCATACCAGAAAATAATGAAGCAAATTTAGCAGGTACATTAGTTTTAATATAAACACCAGTAGAATATGTTACACCTCCAGTAAATGTAGGTGCATCAACTCCTATACTGTAAGGATAAGTACCAGCTGTCCATGTTCCGTTTAAACTATATTTTTTCCAACCGTCTTCAACCCCAACATATGTAACAGTAGGTGCCGCTTGAATTGCTTGTATACCTAAGTCGGGAGTTAGATTAACCGTAGGGGCTCCTTTGAATGACTGTTGTGTATTAATCATGTCAAACGAAAACACTAATCCAGTTTTAGCAATAGATGGTCCGCTGTCTGCACTCATAATCCAAATCTCCCTGCACACGATGCAAAATTTTGTTGTACTTCGGTTGCTGTTAATGCACGATTATATACTCTTAACAATGGCATCTCTCCATTAAAATAAGTTCCTGAAGCATTTAATCCTACAGAAATTGGCGATGCTGTACTATCATATGTGAGTGTTCCCACTGGCAGTGCGCTGGTTATGTTGGCAGCACCGTCAAAATAACTGCGTATAGCGTCACCAGCCTTAAAAGTAAAGATAACATGTTTATAGGCGGTTGTAGAAATTTGCATAGTAGTGTTACATCTATATTCTGTTCCGTTCACATAGTGTAGTGCTCGAATAAGAACACCGTCACTTTCTAAAAATATTAAAGGGCCAGTATTATTATAGGGATTAACACCATACAAACCTTTCCACGAGGCGGTTGTAGCTGTTGCTTTGACAACCATTTCTATAGTCATTTCACTAAATGGGCGCAGGGCTGCATTGTTGGCAATGTTAAAATATCCGCTAGTGCCGTTGAATAAGTAGTTGCCCGAACTATCAAAACTAGTGTTAGTTAAGTCTACAGTAGTAGTGCCAGTTAGGTCAATTAAAGAATTAGTTACAGAGCGTGTGCCTTGCCACCCTGTCCATTGTAATTTAGTACTGGTAAATGTTACTTGTGGATTTTTGTATAAGATAAATCCGGTGCTAGCTAATTGTGGGCCACAGCCGCCTGGATACAAGAACATAGCTTGTGTTCCTGAAGAGGCAGTAGGACCAAATGTTTGGTTTACCGTTTTCCATTGTCCAAATACTGTTGGTGTAGCATCAGCTATGCCGCCGCTTAGGGCTCCGCCGCCATAGTTTTCTATGTTGGCCAATGAATTACTTACATAGCTGGTAACATCGGGGCTTACGTAATAGTCAAAACTAAAATTAACGTATTGGCCAGCGCCAATGGCCGCACTATTACCGTGATAATGACAACCTGCTGGGCCTAACGCATATCTATAAACAACATCTGTAGGTTGTATAGTGTAGTTACCATAGCTACCACTATATATGCGCTGAAATCCAGTGCCGCCTTGCACAGGAAAAGTTAAGTTACCGTTAATATTAGGTGCAGGTGTTGCAAATTGATTTGTTGTAGGTTGTCCGTAGTACGATCTAAGACTAGAACGATCAACGTTAAAGACTAGCCCCGATGTTACGGCAGCATTATTGTGGCCTAGGCTCATCCATTACTCCATTTCCCTATGGGGCAAGTTTTAAAATTTAGTGTAGTTATCATAGGTATTGAACAATTACATTCTAGGCAAACGCCAGGGCGATGTTCATCTGAACCAAATCTATCACAACTCATACAGAAATTTAATCTGCGTTCAGTTTCGGCTGCTGATACGATAACAGTCATGTCATCGGCTGGCTCATGTTTAAGTTGTTTTAATAATTCGTTGTCGTTGGGATGTACGGTTACAATCTCTGTAACAACTGGTAATGGGTCGTATTTTATATTGTTCATACCGTAAACCTTCCCCTTAGTGCGTTATAGTTTTGTAGAACTTCTGCTGCTGTTAACGCTCTATCCCACATTTGTATTATATCCATAGATCCTCGCCAATTTCCGCCGCGACTATTAGTTCCGCCAATCACAAGATTATTTGTATTTACACCTATATTGTTGGCTCCTGCTGTTGTTGTAAATGCCAGAGCACCGTCAACATAAACTAGCCAAGCACCGCTTCGAATATAGGTTACTGTTATTTGTTGCCATGTATTATAAACATAACTTGGGCCACCGCTTCCCGGAACATATACAGCTACGCCACCTATACCCATGCGTAAACCATCATTACCCCACCCTGTTCCAAAAACAAACCCATTAAGGCCATCCCAGTTACTACTTGCTTCATGACCAAAATTAGGAGCATCTATTGTCGACGATGTTGTGTAGTAATACCACCAAGACCATGTCCCTTGTGCTCCTGTAGGAAGATTAAGGTTCGGTCGTGCAAATTGAACTACCGCAGTGTTAGTAGATGAAACCGGGTTAGGAGCAAATACTACATGACCACCTGTATACGTTAATGTTCCGGCGCCGCTGAATGTTCCGGCTGTGTTAGTAATTAAATCGTAGTGTGTTGTTCCGGATCGATTCCATGATTTAATGTTTGCACCGTCCCATACAAAGCACGGATTTGCTGGCACTACTGCTCCGTAACTATTACTCATAATCCGTACCTCGTGCGTAATGCATTAAAATTTTGTAAGATTTCTGCAGACGTTAATACTCGATTATATGCTCCAACGCAGGCACAATCACCGTTAGAGTATTCTGTATAAGCTCCGCTGTTACCCATAGCACCGAGACTGATTCCATTAGGACCTGCTGCACCGCCAGTATTAGGACCAGCTGTGGATACGCCGTTGACATATATTTGATATTGATCAAGCGAAATATTACCAGTGGCATGATATATGCGCCAGGCATTGTCATTAGTGCCAGCACTGGTAGCAGACACCCATCCTTCAGAATAATAGTTTTCTGTACTAGCACCCCAATGACCCATTAACCAGTTATTTACGTAGGCGGTAATAATTCTACCTCGAGCATTTGCTCCTAGACCGTTATACCTAGCAATGCCAAATACAGTAAATGGTGTTGCGGCAAGATTTATTCCTGGGAAGTTGATTACACTAGATGTGCCATTAAACGTCCAATAGCCCGAAGCTCCTGCAGTATGTGTTGGACTGTTAACTAGCGTTCCTGTATAACCATTGCCTGTTAAGTCTGTTACTACTGTACCAGACCCTGGATAACTTTTTACATTGCCTGCATCAGCATAAAATACTAATCCAGAAGTAACAATACTTGTACCATAATTGGTTGCCATTATTGTATTCCATTACGCATAGGTAACGTTTAGTGTGTACCATTGTGTTGTAGAGAGCGCAATAAATTCTAACACAGTTGTTATAGTGAGAGGGAACGCTACGTTAGTACCAAGTGCATTAATTTGTGCGCCGCTTGCTGGGTATACGTTTAATGTATTTGAGCCGCCGTTACGGATAACAATACGCATGCCTGGTGTAGCTGCCGGAAAAACAACTCCTGTTGATGCCGCTACTGTAGTCACATCGTTAATAGGTCTTGTTAGAGCCAGTGCGGTACCTTGTGAGATACCAGTTGCCGTTAACGCAGCACTTACACCGTAGGCAACAAACCCTGCGTACTGTGCAATCTTAACAACACCAGTGTCTAATACTTCAATGCTGGGAATACCTGAAATGTCATTAACACTAAAAATAGTGCCAGTCATTGAGTTGGTGATAGAGAACAACTGTCCCACTGTGCCTTCAAAGCTCAGTGTACCAGCATCTAACATCTTGCTTGTGATAGTACTAGTAGCACTTGGACTTTGCCAAGCAATGTTACTTCTAGCGCGGATTGCATTTATTGTAGCCGGTGTTGGAGATGTAACTTCTGCTACTCCAACTGTCAACGTGTTAGTACTTGGATTAAATGTAAAATCACTTGCGCCTGCTGAATCTAATAGTAGGCCAAAATTGCCAGTGGCAACTCCAGTAGTGTTCAACATTGGGATTTTAAACGCACTATTGGTAGTTGATGCTGTTGTAGTAACAGTACTTGCAACACCGGCACTGCCAGCACTACCATCAATGTTGACGCCTGTCATTGATAAAGTAGCACTAGCTCTATTATGAGCAATGCTAGTAGTACCAATAAAGAATGTTCCACTAGGCGCTACGAAGTCAGTACCTGCAACAGCGGCAGTTAGTGCATTTGCACCATTACCTTTTGCAATACCACTGATAGTTCCAATAGGTGCTTGATAATCAGTACCAGCAACGGCAGCTGAACGAGTTGTTCCACTTGATTTTACAATGCCAGTCACGCTTTGTGCTGTTTGGTAGTCAGTGCCGGCAACAGCGTTGGCCAATGCTCCGCCGCTATTAGCTTTTAATAATGCGGTGCCTGTTGGAGGTGCTAGATAATCAGTACCAGCAACGGCAGCTGAACGAGTTGTTCCGCTCGATTTTACAATGCCGGTGACACTCTGCGCTGTTTGGTAGTCAGTGCCTGCTGTAGCTGCACTAATAGCTGTACCGTTGCCCTTTAACAAGCCAGTAATGCTTGTTGAGATTGTGATTGCCGGTGTTGAGGTTGAAGTTGCCACTGTGCCAGCAAAACCGTTGGCGCTGGCTACGCTGACACTTGTTACTGTGCCAGCACCTACAGCCCAACTAGATATACCTGTACCTGTATTATAAGTTACTGTACTTCCAGTAGTAGGTAAGTTAACCTGTCCAGGTAACCATTTTAAGTGACCAATGTTGGTGCCGTCGCCGTTTACTGAGGCTAATAAAATCCAGCCGGTGCTTGGGCGCCACACTGTATTTTGATAATTAACAACTCTAAATCTAGTTTGATCGGTAGTAGAGGCCATACCTTCTGCTACTTCGTAATATAACGCTTCCCATGCACCCAATGGAATACCAGCTGCAGTACAGGTTAATGTAGTAGTTACGTTAACACTGTTATAATAAACTACTGTACCGCTAGTAGGGCAAGTAATGTCAAAATAACCAGCTGACCCCATTTCTGTATTTTCAACAGGAATAACAATAACTCGTTGATTCCATAAAATAGCAGTACCGTTCCACGTTACAAGTCCGCCACCGTTCATTGTCCATTGTGCGGTTGCATTTTTATAATCAACTACTCTACTGCCATTTGTTTCTATACGCCCAGTAACATTTAGTACAGTTCCGTTCCAGGTTAAATTGCTAGATCCGCCAAAGGAGCCGGCATTATTAAACTGCACTTGAGTATCTGATCCTCCGGGAATACCACTACTTTGAATAGTAACTGTGTCAGTTATGCTATCATATGATATAGTGGAACCTGGAAAATTAATTGTGCGAGCGCCCGTGGCACGAGTTATACCTGAAGACTGAACGGCAATACCTTGCTGGCTTTCAACCCATTGTACACTAGTTCCGTTAACAGCCAGTCGTTTAAATAGCTTGTTAGAAGACGGGTTGTAATACTCGTCTCCTAGTGTACTGCCAACCGGTTCGCTTGTAGAAACTACATGCTTCAAGAAATCCCTTGAGGCCATTAATAATTCTCCCGATTAAGCCTGAGCTTCTGTCCACGAAATACGTGCGTTAATACTGTTTGTTGTAACTGCGGTAACGTTAGTTGCTACAATTGTAATGATATCAGGACCATCTGGATACAAGTTAGCGGCGCTATTTGGGCAAGCTAATGTATTTCCGCCGCCCAAAATACTGTTACCAATATCTCGAACTGATGATAAATCTTGACTTGTTACAGATCCGCCAGACGATACAAAGAAACTAAAGATTGTTTCGCCTCCGGCAATTGTTGTACCACCGGTATGGTATGCCACTTGCGCCAGACTCGATCCGCCCACAGCAGCAAATGTTCCTGCGCTAACACGGCCGTTTAAAACTACTTCAATACGGAAAGCCATAGTTGTACCGGTAACAAAAGCACCCATACTTCGCATAGTTAACTGCATACGGTTGATAATTTCTCTAGCGCCCAATAAGCCAGTTAAACCGCTGTCAACTGTGGGAGCAATACGCATACTGATAAGCGCAACTCTTACACCTGCGCCAATGTTTGAGATCGCAGTATTCATACCAGCTTGGAAAATTAGCGATTTATCATCGTCGTAACGTCCGTCCATGATAACAGCACTACCCCAATGACTGATTGTACTAGCAGCCTGCGGGCTATATAGTTCTATTCCAATAGGAGCAGTTCCGCCTAGGTTTCCAGCAGTTGCGCCAGTAACAGTGAATGTTGTAGCACTAGTACCACCAGTTTGTGCGCGAGCCGCAATGGTGGTACTAGTGCTACAACATTCACTGTTACTGGCACTAGTACCACCAGTTTGTGCGCGAGCCGCAATGGTCAATGTTGTCAGCGTCTTAGCAGAATAAGTAATATACTCGATTGCTGCTGCTGTTGCCGCTGACTGTTTGAGAACCACTGTGCCACTGGTTGGCCAGCCTGTAGTGTCTGCTACTGAAATTGTGCCGCCTGTGCTGGTAGCACTAGACAATGTACTTGTTAAGAATGTTCTATAAGGTAGGGTATTAGTTTCGTAACGAGCAACTAGGTTACCTGAACGCATGTACGCTTCTGCGTTAACGTTACTGTTGGTAATTCTATGGCAATAAAATACTTCACCTCGACTATTTTTAAATCCAAAGCGGATTGCTCCAGCACCGTACCATGTATAGTCGATGTAGAACATCTGCATTTTAGTTAAATCTAAATTGAATAAACTTGAGCCGGTTCCGTCGCAACGATCAATGTTCCAAGAACTTTGAGGGAAACGTGTATCAATTGTTTTACTAATAGTAATTAAACTGTTAGACACACCCCTATACTCTGGATAAATGAACATTTGTGTGTTGGATGTGATATTTTGAACAAAATAAGTCATACCACGAATAACAATGCTGTCACCTGGTTTTAATTGTTCACTAAATTTAGTGCTTACACCAGTAACTGATTGGCTACCGTTGGTAACTGTGGCCACGCCTGCTGTTTGGAATGTACTGCTACGTCTTACCGCATATAATGTTTGTCCGTCAAATTCAAAGAAGAATCCGTTTTGACTATCAAACATACCGATACGGTTACTGCTGCCGAACCATGTCCACGGATTCACGTTCCATATACCTGTTGCAGGTGTTGCGCTAGGAGTAGTCAATGCGGTATAGGTAAATGTCGTTGCGGTAGGCACTGTAACCACGGTAAATGTACCGTTGTAGGCTGTTTCATTACATCCTGTTACGCGAACAAGCGCACCTACTCCTAGACCGTGAGCATATTTTGTTGTTATTGTAACAGTAGTGCCGCTTGATGCGATATTCTCACAGACAATTGCTGGTTTCATTATACTACCAGTTGAGAACTGACTGCCTTTACCAGATTGATAACGGAATTGACGTCTTGTCTGACGAATAACTTGATATCCGTGGAAAGGAGTTTCGTTACTAAATTGTACGCCACCGTCAAATGGTCTGTGTTGTACATAACCTAAAGCACGTGGAAACAGTGTTGCGTTTGCGCCAGCAGATAATGTTGCTGTAGCTGCGCCACCTACGGCAGCAAAAGTAAATGTACTGTTAGTAGGGGTTGTTGATACAATCCAACTTGAGTTAATTGTTCCTGCGCCTGTTGCGTATCCACTTGTTCCTGTTGTACCTACAATATAAAAACTGTCGCCTACACGTAGTCCGTGATCGGCGGCTGTGGTAACAGTGCCTATTGAACCGTTCATTACAATGCTAGATGTAGGAATTCCAGCGCCCGTAAAGAATGCGCCAACATACACATAAGTTTTAAAAGCATCAAACAATGCTGTTGTACTTGGTAAAACAGGTACTGTGAATGTAAAGTTAGTGTTGGCGCTAATTGTTTCAACAATCCACCAACCATCAACGTTGGCGTTGTCTGCTGTACCTGAAATGTAGACAGGTAATCCAACTGTGATACCAGTGGTGTTATTGATAGCAACGGTAACTACTCTAGAACTGGAGGTAACGTTGGTAATTTGGTAAGCACTAGTGTTTGCGCCAACGAATGTCAAATCACTTCTTGAAGTGTTGCTGATACCTTGTGTCGGGTCAAAAGATGCGCTAGGACGATTGTTTAACAAATTAACAGTGTCCCATTTGGTAGGCTGCATACCGTATTCAAAGTCAGTGTCGATCAACGACTGCGGTGTTGATACACGTAACTTGTCAACTGGATCACGCAACACTTCACTTGGCGTCATTTCATGATATGCTTCTTCAACGTGGATAGCCAACTTGTCAGTGGCCGCCATTGATGTTGTATTGTAGTTAAGAATAACAGTAGTGGTTTCTTGACCTGTTGCGGCATCAGTAGCATTAACATAGCTGGTTGCTCTTAGATCAGGATCACTAAAGTTATAAATTACTGTGTTAGTAGTTGTGTTTGTGATGAGTAATAATTGTTCGCGTCGAATATTTTTACCAATGACCGCAATAGTTCGGGTACTTGGGGTAAATGTATATGCTTCTACGATTACGTGTTTTGCCATTTTGATTAATCTCCTAATGCGATCGTTGTTGGGCTAAACGGATATCTGCGTCTTTGTCTAGTTGCCGACGTTTTCTTTACGGTTATTTGAACTTGACTGCCGATTTCCGGTGCGTTGTATATAATTAGCCTATTTTCTCTAACTCTAAATGTTCTCGATGAACCAGCATCAAACGCTGGAATCCAAGGACCCGGTGCAGGAGTAACATAAGGAATCATTTGCTGGCCGCTTACAACGACTTCTAAATCTTTTGAATCAACAATGTAAGTGGAACTTACCAATGTTTGATCTGTTTTTATATCAAATACACTTCTAGCGCCATCGCACAAGCCGCTGACTTCTGCCATGATTGTTGCGCCAGCCGCTCCGGTAATTGGTAAGTTAGCCACAATCTCAGTGGTAGTTACTTTAAAAACCGGAAGACTTCCTGAATCAGTAATGCTAAAAATATCAGTTGATACTGTATTACCTAACGTAAAAAATGTTCCAGCAACAGGAGCCGAATAAACTAAATCTCCGGCATTTCCTACAGATAATGTCAACGGGGTGTTATTTTGCCCCGTAAACACAATGCTAGGAACTGCCGCTTGACCCCTATTGGGGGTAATAAGTATATTTTTATCTGAATCTGCCATAGTATAGTATTTAGTATTTTTAAGTTTTAAAACATTGGGTGATAATGGTATTATCCTATTAAAGTTATAGTCACAAATCCATTCCCGGAGTTAGCTCCAGATGTATTCAATTGGTTGACTCCGGAGTTGAATGATCCGCCACCGCCACCCCACAAACCAGTTGTTGCGCCCGCTAGCGAGCTAGAACTGCCGCCACCGCTGTACCCGCCACCACCACCGTAGCGCGAGTTGCCACCTGATGTAACGCTGCCGCCACCGCCAAAGCCGCCACCGTTAATAGAATAAGTTGCACTAATATCACCGCCTAGTCCGCCGTTTAGATACGACAGCCCACCAGCAGTACCAGACCCCTGACCGTCGGTAAGAAATCCGCCGCCAGAACCAGCCGCAGATGTTCCAGCATTTCCGCCATTTCCACTAACGCCACCTGTACCTGTACTACCGTTGCCGCCTGTAGTAGTAATATTACCGTTTGATTCGGCAGGTCTTTCATTGCCGGTGCCACCACCGCCGCCTGCAATTACTAAAATGGATCCGAGTGTATTATATGGAGTACGCACAACAAAAGATCCGCCACCGCCCGAACTCGACAAGTTTTCTCTACCTGAAGTGTTAGGAGCAATTTGTCCCACAAGGATTCGAATAATTTCACCCTGAGTTAGAGTAAAATCGCCTCTCATTCTAGCTCCTAGTCCGCCAGTAATTCCTGTTGCTGTAGAGCCTTGGGCGCCGGCAGCTTCAATTCTATATGTTCCCGTTGCCGGTACTGTCCATAACTGAATGCCATTGATTGCGTTAAACAAAGCTGTGTTGGATAACCACGAGTTTACCGCAACATTATATGTAGCAAGTAAGTTTGCTAAACTAGGTCCAAGTCTTCCTGTTTGTGTTCCATTAGTAAAAGTAAAAGTAAACTGTGATAATGCAGGAAACATTGGATTAATATTAAATGTCGAATGCGGGTTCATCGACATCTGATATCCGGTCTGTGGATTTATAAAGACCGGATATGATCCATGAGGATTAACTGTAATTGGCATATTATTCGTCTGCCTCAATATCTAGTTTGCCCACGTCTTTACGTTCACCCCATACTGTATAGAAGCAGGATACACCTTTGCCAAATACAGCATCGTTTCCAATGTACACACGTAGACCTTCAATCTTTTCTACATATAACTTTTGATGTTTTCCGATAGGTGTTAGGTCAACAGTGACAGTGTCCATGTCAACTAATCCGGCCCAGTAATCTGGAAGCTCGATATATTCCCCTGTACACTTACCACGAACATAAACACCAAACTCAGGACCTTCCAAGCTACCATGTTTCAGTAACTTACCTGGCTTGGTTGGGTGAGGTATAATAAAGCTCTTAGTTAATGCATTCACAGCACCGTTAACCCCCAGTCCACCAGCAATGGTCACAGCACCTGTTGTGGTACTTGTACTTGCTTGGTTAAACGCAATGGCCAATCTACCTGCTGCCGCACTACCAATAGTCATTGTACCTGTTGTTAGTGCCGACATGAATGATACAGCACCAGTTGTTACGTTGGTACCAATTGTAGCAGTACCGCTAGTACTGTTTCCTCGTACGTTTAATGTAGCATTACCGCCAGTACCGCCTACGTTTACAGTAGCAGCATTACCGCCTAGGTTAATGGTTGCATTACCGCCTGTGGCAAAGTTGACTGTACCACTGGTAACTCCGCTTACTATGTTTACAATACCAGTAGTTACGTTGGTTGCCAGCGTAGATGTACCTGCGGTAGTATTACCGTTTATTGTTAATGTTGAGTTACCACCAGTTGTACCAACGTTGACGTTGCCGCCGACACCTGCCAAGTTAATGTTAGTTGCACCACTACCGACACCTAGGTTAACTGTGCCAGTGCTTAGGCCAGTAAACATAGATATCGTGCCCGTAGTCACATCACTTGTTATATTAACTGTTCCACCAGTCGTACCTGCAAACTTAACCGTGTTACCTGTAATAGCCGGACCAATATTTAATGTAGTAGCAGCACTTTGTAATGTGCCTAGGTTAATTATGCCGCTGTTAATGGCTGTTGTACCAGTTGCACCACTTACAGCACTACCGATGTTGACGTTGGTTGTGCTGCCACTGACACCCGCTGTACCTAAGTTGACAGTTTTTGTAGTTGCGGCTAATGTAGCACCGTGAGCAATACTGTATGTGCTAGCACCAGTGCTGGCTCCGCCCAACTGGAATGTTTGTGCTGTAGTAGCAGTGTTAAACATGTTGATAGTTGTAGCTGCACTACCATAATTGATAGTTCCAGTTACACCAACAAAGTTGTTTAATGTACCATTTGTTACATTGGTAGTTAGAGTAGCAGTACCAGTTGTAGTATTACCGTTAATATTTAAAATATTATTCTGTGTAGCAGCTCCGATACTTACTGTTGCAGCTGCGGCCAACGAACCAATGCTAGCTGTGGCTGCATTTTGTAGTACAGCTACATTGCTTAATACATCAGTTCCTGCAATCTTATAAGTTTTTGTGTTGACAATGTCAACGTTTTGATTACTAGTCCAAGCTGTATTAGTATGTACATAGTTCCAAGTCTTAGTAGTAGTGCCAAGAATAGTAACACCACCACCGTCTGCTGTAGCATCAGTTGCGCCACTTGAGCTAATAGTTGCATTACCCGTTGTACCTGTCGCCGACACTGACATAGTAACTTGTGTCAAAGTGTCCACACTTTGAATTACAGCACCTACACCCATTACTGGTGCACCACTTTGTGTACTAGTAATAGTTAATGTTTGACCTACTAGTAATCCTGTAGTTGTACTTGTACCTATAAATCCAATTATACCACTTCCACTAGTGATGTTTACAGTCAATCCCGTAACAACAGCTACACTGGCTAATTCAATATTTTTATCATCAACTGTGATTGTGCTAGAGTTTAGTGAAGTCAGTGTACCATTAACTGTTAAATTGCCACCTACCGTAACATCACTACTAAATGTTGTTGCACCAGTATTAGTAATAGTAAATCTATCAACCATTGTGTTGGCAGCAGACCCGCTAGACCCCACACTGGCTGTTCTAAATACAATTGAACCACTGCCGCCAGTGCCTGTACCATTACCTGCTAAGATTACAGTGTCGGCTCCTACGATGTTTGTTCCAGCAGCATTGCCGCTTCTAAACGTTGCAATACCGCCAGCACCACTAGTTGTAGCTTCGCCACCTCTAAATGTTGCTGTGCCACCTGCTCCACTAGTTACACCACCTGCACCACCTGCTACTAATAGTGTATTACCTGCACTAGTAGCACCGCTAGCACCAGTTGTCACTGTTAAGTTACTGCTAGTTTGAGTGTTAATTGTTTGTGCAGTACCAGAAGCACCAACTGTGTGAGTTGTAGTGTTAATTCGCAAGGCTTGCGTTGCTACAGCACCAGCTGTCATTGTACGTATGACTAGATCAAATGCTTCTGATGCAGCGGTAACGTTAGTGCTGACACTTTCTATTGCTGTTCCAATAATGTTACTGCCTGCGGCATTTTCTGTAACAAGTTGTACACCTGTACCAATTCCTACTGCGGCTGTTCCGCTGGTTGTATGTCTAAATTTAACTGGATAACTAATAGCATTTGTTGACGCATCGTCAACTACAAAACTTAAATTATTTGTAGTGTTGACGTTGGCAACATCGTTAGTAAATGTAATCGTGTCAGCGGCCGCATCACCTATTGTCGTGTTACCGTTGACTAACAAGTTACCCCTTACCGTGGTATTCAAACTGGTAGAACCCATGCTGATTGCCGCTGCCTGACCGAAGTTAATAGCGGTTATGTTGGCGTTGAAAATACTAGCTGTACCAGTATTAGTACTTGCGATTGCAGGGTTAACACCATTCATATTGAACGCTATACCTTGCGTCATTGTCAGTGTTGGATTGCCTACAGTTAGTGTACCTGTAGCAGCTCCAATGTTTACTGCTGTACCAGCGCCGAAAGCGTTAACAGTTGAAGCATTAGCATTGAATACACTGGCTGTGGCTGCGTTAGTAGCAATAGTACCTGTACCAGTTGTGGCATTACCACGAATAGTTAATGTACTATCTCCACCAGTTGTACCAATATTAACAGCTGCGGTTGCACCGCCAATGTTGGTTGTGCTTGCACCACCAGTTGCCAAGTTTACAGTACCTGTTGTAACACCGGTATAGGCATTGACGATACCTGTAGTTACATCACTTGTTAAGTTGATTGTACCGCCAGCTGTTGACCCAATTTTAAATATGTTAGCAGTAATCGCAGGACCAAATGTAAAGGTACTTGCTGCGGCAGCACTAGTCGCCAAGTTGACAGCAGTAGCAACACCTAGAACGTTACCAGTTGTACTCACAGTATTCCATAGGTTGACAGTTGTCTGTGTACCTACTACTGTTGGATTGCTTAGTGTAATAGTTCCGCTAGTTGTACCAACAGCAATAGTAGTTGCCGCTCCGAATAAATTACCAGTAGTGGCAAACGTGTTGAATACAGCCGCGGTTGTTACGCCTGTGTTAGTTTGTAAAGTGGCAGTTCCGGTTGTGGCATTACCACGAATAGTTAATGTGCTGTTGCCAGCTGTAGTACCAATGTTAACCGCAGCAGCAGCTCCACCAATGTTGGTTGTGCTTGCGCCGCCAGTTGCTAAGTTTAATGTACCTGTTGTTACGCCAGTATAGGCATTGACAACACCTGTGGTTACATCACTGGTTAAATTAATAGTTCCGCCAGCAGTTGAACCAATTTTAAATGAGTTGCCTGTAATTGCAGGACCGAATGTCAGTGTACTCAATGCCGCGGCGCTAGTACCAATATTGACCGTTGTACCTACACCAAATAAGTTACCAGTTGTAACTGTAGTGTTTAATAAATTAAACGTAGTTTGGTTAGTGGTAATGTCACCACCGTTAACGGCTAGGTCACCTGTGACTACCGTGTTGGCATTATTGATTGTAGTTGTGCCAGTGGCTGCACCGATACTAATTGTAGTACCAGCGCCAGCAAAGTTTACTGCAGTTGCCGTGGCATTTATTAAATTAAATGTTGCTTGGTTAGTTGTTAAGTCACCACCGTTAACGGCTAGGTCACCTGTTACTACCGTATTAGCATTGTTAATAGTTGTTGTACCAGTTGCCGCTCCAATGCTAACAGTTGTACCTGCGCCAAATAAATTGCCGGTAGTTGCACCACTGTTGAACACATTGGCAGTAGTCATCGCTGTGGTTAAATCTAATGTAGTATTGGCAGCACTAGTGGCCACGGTCATTCTGGTAGTGGCTGTTTGAGCCGCCGCGCCTGTAGTACCAATAGTACCTGTGGCGAATGTAATTGCACCACCAGTACCAGTACCAGTACTTAAACCACCTTGTAAATTTAAAGGTGCTGCTGATATGTCAGTACCAGCACCACTAGTTGCACGAATAATTTCTGCCACTGGGCTAGCACTAGTACTAGCATTTCCAATTACTAGATCAGTTCCTGGAGTTATAATTAAATTGCCAGTGCCGTTACTTAGGATAGTAGCGTCGGCGTTGTTGTCACCTACTCGTA